TTCACCTTCAACATTAGTATTTTGTGCTACTTCTACTCCACTACCTTCAACATAAGGTCTAACATAACTGTTACTTTTTAGGTTTTTTGTGGCATTATCCAGTCCATATTGACTCTTCATGAATACATTTGTGATAACAAATTTTTGTTCGTCATCATTATCCACGAACATACCTAGCACACTCTCCCCACCTTCTAATTGATGAAGATTATGTCCTGATCCATATCCACTAGCCATGAATGGATTACCCAAGACTGATGCAAAGGGAAGTTCGTTTGGATCTTTAATTTGATCATGATATCCAACAACACTTACTTTTACACGATTAGTGTAACAGTTGTTGTCACCTTTTCGATCAGAGGTTCCAACATCTTTATCGTTTTTAAGTAAGGTGTTTTCCGCCCAAGTCTCTCTAGGAGCGACCATGGCTAGACACATCTTTCCACCAAAACTATTATCAGAATCGTCGAGAACAGCTACCATTAGTCGTCATACACTAAACATTCGGGTTCATCAGGATGCATATCACAAAATAGTTCTAATGCATTAGGATCATGATGATCTCCAGCTTCGATCTCTTCCTTGTGATGTTCTACATAAACTTCTAGTTCATGAAGTTCTTCCTTTGCATGTCTGCGTGCTGCAGGGGAAATTGTAGGATCTTGAATTAGGTTTTTGTCTTTTTCTATGTGATCTTCTATTGTTTTCATAATAGTACCTCCTTATACTATATTTATTTAAGCATCTCCAGGCGTGTCTTTTACAAGCCTAAGGTATGTATAACATTGTACACCATTATCAAGGAAATGTACAGTATGTCTGAGATCCTTAATAAGATGTAAACCAGATCTCCATTCATCAGTTCCTTTCATACTATCAATCAATTTAACACTGATTACATCACCAGCCTCTAATTTCACATTCATTGGGACAGTTATACGAAGAGCTTTGGATAACAAACTTTCATACCTCATTTTTGCCTGAGCAACAGTTCTCTCTGGATGATATTCACACTCACCAGATCCAACTGTTCCATCTTTTCTCATTGTAAAATCATTTATAACTGCATAAGATGTTTTTGTGGCCCTTCCATTGATATCAAAATCACGAAAAAGTTTGTCTTCACCTAAGTGAGCCTGTTTTGCTTTTTCCTCAGTAAATGGAATAGGTTGCATGTGTGCAAGAGTTTGTAAATTAACATAACCTCTGTTCTCCCCAAACCTTGATGTCTGTAAGTCACGTTCTACATCTTGATCGTATTCATCCACTGGATTTATTAGATCATAGTTTGGGTTATCTGAAATCCCTTCATTTTGAATATACTCAAAAACAGAATTCTTCTTACCATCAGATATTATTGTGTCAATACTCTTGAATTTATATTTACTTTTAGTTTGCCAAAATAAAAATCCAACTCTATCCGTTCCACCACCATCTTCTGGCATTGATGCGGACATAGCTCTTCTACATAACCAATATATTGCTTTGAATGGTTTCCATCTATTACCATAAAATCCATCGGGATTTGCAGTTTGTTCTACTTCATAATCATCTTCACTTAATTTAAGATTAGATTTCAATATATTTTCGATATGAGTGCTTGATTTGATACAAGGGTTATAAGGTTGTGTTAATTTATTTTGTTCATTATAGATTACTGATGCTGGTCTTACTCTAATTGCAAAACTACTCGCTGTTGATTCTGATTCGTTTTGAACAAATGAAGTTAGAACTAAATCATCAAATTTTAAAGGCCCAGATTGATGATCTATTTCTAAACTTACCCTTTCAGTGGTACGTAATTTAAGAGAAGACAATGCATTTTCGGCACTTTCAAATAGTATCTGAAATTCAAATGCAGGCTCAAAGATACATTCATAGTAATCTATTCGCATAACAGCATCAATTTCTTTGCCTAAAGTTGCGATTGGATTGTCTTCAAATCCAAAAATAGTTAAATCTCTAATAACGACGTTCTTTGTATATGACATTATGATAAAAAATTATTTTGATCGGTGATGATAACTGTAGTATTAGTGATCCCTGTATCTGTATTTAACATAGCAAGATCATTGTTCATTGGCTTTGTATTTAAAAATGCTCCTTCTTTGGAAAGTATTTTGTCTAACAATTTTTTCATTTCTATTCTTCTTTGAATAAACTGTTTTTTTCCAGCTTCATTCAATGTGTCAAAATATTGACTATCAATAAACTCTTGTCTCAGACTTTCCTCTATGGTTCTCATATCAGATTCTTTATTATACAATGTTTGAGTCCTCTTGTATCGTTCATATTCCTCTTTTGTTCTTTGTAAATATTTCTGATAAGATTTTTCTAATCTTACAAGACCATTATTAACAAGTCTTATGGATGTTTCCATATCTTTATATTCCTGAGTGCCAGGTGTTAACTTTTCTAATTTAGCTTCTCTCTGACCTAACATTGTTTTTAAATCTGCTCTATTTTGAAGTCGTAGTACATCTTTATCAATACCTTCAGGATATTTAAGTTTAGTTTTTCCTGAAAAAGCTCTTTGTGCTTGTGATACATATCTGTTAACTTCAAGTCTCGTACTATTAGGTTTTAGATTATTTGGTACTATTGTGTCTGCAAGTATCTTATCTGCTTTTTTACTGAAACTAAAGAAACCTTCTTTTCTTGAAATTTTCTTAGCTCTCTTTGCTTTTATTAGTTTATCAACTCTATCAAAGAATGTTAGAGCAGGATCTGCCTCTACAGTTACAGGAATTTCTTGAGAAGGACGTTCTACTTTTACTGGTTTTGAAAAAACTTTGGTTCCTTTTATTTTTTTTTGACCAACTTTTTCAAGATCATTCAAGAAATCTGCATAAGCAGTTATATCAAACATTCCTTTTCCACGTTTAGTGGCACTAGGCGAGGGGATAAAAATTTCTGGTATTTTTACTGGTTTGTTAGTTTTTCTTATAAAATCCTTAATAGTATTAGCACCACCAATTTTAACCTTTTTCTTAATTCCCGCTCTTGCAAGAATAGCAGCTACAATTACATCCAATAAAGGAAATCCAGGCTTAACAGGCGCTTTCTGTCCTAATCTGGCGAATCCACCAAGATTAAGTCCAAATCTCTTTCTAAATTGTTCCTCTACTGTAATACCAATTGTAGCATCAGCATCACCACGCATAATCGGAATACGTGGAATTGTTTTTCTTAATCTACGATTTAGTTCTTGTATTTTATCAATATCTTTCTTAAAAGATATATTCTTACTTTTAATTACCTGTACGAGTTCCTCCGTCTTGTTTCTAGTAGATACAAGTCTTGTTCTTATTGCCTCTATTGCCTCTGTGGATTGACCATCTGGTACGTTAAAAGGATCAGGAGGCCTTAAATCTGTTATTGGGTTAAAACTCATTAACCACTCCTCACATACAATTCATAAAGAGATGTTCCTTTAGAAGGATCTAAATTTGCAACTTGATCAGTAAGTTTTGCAGTAGCATCGCTGGCATCTTCCACATTTGCAATTTTTTGAGCTGTACGAAGATCAATTACATTAGTTTCACCAGATCGAGGCTCTACTGCTCTTCTCGCTATATTACCTTCAGAATTTAACGTCCTCATAAAATCAATGTTATTAATCTCAGATCCACCAGTGATTGATGTGTCGCCCATATTATAAGAAACTTTATTGTCAACTTCTGAGCCACTCTCTACATTACCTATTGAACCACCTTCAAAATCATCCGTTGTCATTGGAGTAAAAGTATCAGGAGGAACATCTATCAAATCACCACCTCTAGGCAGAACATTTGTTGGAGCTCCAAACTTTTCTCCATCCCAAACTCTATACTTAGAGCCTCTTTTAGTGTTTATCTTTACATAGTCTCCCGCTTTAATTTTACCAGATGAGCCAGGAGGAACACCTTCGCCACCTTCGCCACCCTCACCACCTTCGTCACCACCAAATAAATTATTAACTGCACCAGCAATTTCAAGTCCTAGAGAAAATATTAAAGCTTTAGTAAGTTCATTTGCAATTGTTCCAGTTCTTTTTTGAATATCACGAACTGGTCTTGTAATTAAATTAAATATTGATCTTTCTGATCGAGTTTGAGACCTATCCTTTCCTTTTTCAGCTAATGCCTTTTGCATATCCTCAATCATCTCTTTCCTATATTCTGCCTCTATCAAAGCACTACTTAACATTGCTGATTTTATCGCATCAATATTTCTGTTTATCTTTTCTATCTCTAAACGAACACCCTCAAAACTTGGATCTAAGATTCTAGGATTTTGTATGTCTGGAACTACAGTCGATGGCGGTATCAATCCTCCAAATGTAGGAACACCATCAAGAACTTGTGTATTTTGTTCTACAATATCAGGTGCATCATCTAATTTTCTACTTCTATCTCCAAGAAAACTTAAAATATTTAACCTGTTAGCCCCTGATTGACCCGATCCTCCTCTTAGATTTGTAAGTCTGCGATTAAAACCTGATGTAAATTGTTGTCTAGATTGATCTTGGTTATATTTCTGTAATTGTAACTGATATGTACTTTTAAAACCTCTTCCCTTTAGTAAATTACCTATGCGGCCACCAGAAAGATCATTTGCAAGGCTAGCGAAAAACGCAGCGTTTAATCCTTTTAACGCAAGGCCACCAAGAAAAGGGAGAAAAGCTGGCATTATCCTAGTCCTTGTTGTTGTTGCTGTTTCATTTTCTCAGCCTCTAAGTAATTTCTTAATAAATTAACATAAACATCCCTTTCCCAAGGCATCATGTTTTCCAGTTCTGTCAAACTATATTTATGATACTGTATCAATGAGAATGTCAATTCATAGTATGACTCAGCGCTCATATGAGCCATACTTACCCGAAAAAACTTGCTAACCCCTCTAATTTAACTGTGGATTTGACTTTTGTGTTTGGATTCTCTACTTCAATTTCATGAGATAGTTGTGGCATTGTGTCAAAAAATTTCTCAATTTGTTTGAATTGCATTGAATTTAATTGTTCTACAAATTCTAATAATTCCTTTTTAGAACAATCTTTCGCCTCCCAAGCTTCCTCTTCACTGTAAACCATATCAATACAAGAAGCGATAATTTCAAAACTATTATCAGATTGACCTTCAAATACAAAGTTCTCATCAATAAATTGATCCAATGAAGGGTATTTCATCCTCATGGTATAAGTATCATCAATTTTAATATTGATGTCGTGTTCATCATTTTTCTGTACCTCAATCTCATCAATATAAATTTTACTATTCACCTTAGTTTTCTCATCATCAGGACAAGTAATAACTAAATCAATACTTTCACCGATAGATCTTGCACGAATATTCAAGAACAAATATTCAATATCAAAAGTAGGTAACTCATCTACCTTAACATCTTTTGTAAGAATACAATTTTTTAGTATGTCTTTAATAGCTCTAGTGATATCTTTCATAGAGTTACTTTCAATCGCAAGGATTAAAATTTTCTCTTCCTTAACTAGAAAAGGTCTATATTTGATTTTCTTTCCAGTCGATGGTAATGTTAGTTCAAAAGAAGGTGTAACAATCTTTGGTAATGGCATAACTATTCACTTCAGTGTTTTATTTATAGGAGAATCTTTAAGGTAAATTTTGATTCAAATTATTCCTCTTGTATTCTTTATTCTTAAATCTTAATGGATCATTTCCACCTGGCAACTGGCCATTATAATAGCTTCCATATGCGTCATACTGTGGTTCTGTTTTAAATCCTTTCAATCCAGAATATAAATTAGATTGATCTGAAGTTATATTAAAAGCTCCAATAGGCATGGTGTTTCCGTATATTCTATTATCTCTCTCCACCATGAGATCTGTTGCAGATTTGACTGTTGTTTTATCTTTAGGTGGAATATAAGGAGTATCAAATTCATTATATCTTCCCATCCAAGGATCAAATGAGTCTGAATATCCTTTCCATCCAGATCTAATTCTACCTCTATTTACATTCTCCATCACATACCTTTCGTATCTAAAAGTCACATTTAGTTTTAATACTGATCCAGAATCATAATTTATAGGTGCAGAAGATACTGATAAGGGCCAAGCTTTTATGAAACAATAGTATAAAAATCCAACTCCAGTGTTAAAATAATCTTTGTTAAACTTAGCAACACTTAAAGTACATTTGTAGTCTTTTGGATAATTTAAGGTCATAACTTGATTATTAGCCTTTCCATCAACTTGTCCATGTAGTGGATTTATTAGTTGTGTCCAAGCTTCAAAAAATCTCATTACCTTATAATACCTATCTACCATAAAAGTAAATGTAACATCATCATATATTCTTTTGAATGGCATCCTCTCTGTGATACCTTGTCTATCTCCCGACACTTCTATGTCTGCGAAGGAAGATCCAGGCAAAACTGCGTCAGATACATATAATCCTAAATCTTCATCTATGAATCTCCTTTCTACACCAACATCTGCAGATGCGTTATAAACATCTAAATTTGGTTCTATGAAAATTTGATATTTATTGTCAAGAGCCACCGTCTGGAATCTTGATCTTATATCATCAATTAGGTATTTTCTTGGTCTTCTTGACATATCTCTAAATAGATATCAGCTAGTTATCATCTTTTATTTATGAGCTATAGTGGAAGGTATAGACCTACCA